ATCAGCAGATCAGATCAAAATGCCATCATTGCTCACTACAACACGCACAACCGATTTATTCCGTTTGATCTGGATGCCATCACGCTCATTGCCTCAGGGCTGACCCTGCCTGCTGCACACCAGTGGATTTATGCACGGCCGCCTAGCATGAGTGAAACATGCAGCAGCATCGACGTAGAAGTTGAGCTGGAACTGATTCCTCCATACAACATCTAGCCATGGCGACCTTTCCATCGATACAACCTGACGCGATCTCCTATGATCTGGGCCTATCAGGCACGGTTGAAACCGCAACCATGGCGGGGCCGATTGTTTTTAGATTGTCGAACACGATCAATAACTACAATCTCACTCTTACATACGCGAATCTCAGGCAATCGCAGATCAACCTAATCCGCCAACACTACGCTGATTCAAGCGGCACCCATGGCACGTTTGATGTGCCAATCGCACTGTGGGGAGGCGCCACCGTAGTTTCATCAGAGTCAATCTATCGATACAACGCGCCACCAGAGGAAACCCATAAGGGCGTCTACTTTGATGTTGCAGTCAACCTACGTGTGCTGCAAGGCGTGCAGATGCTCTATATTCTTGATTGCGGCGGCGCTGTTCTCCCTGCAACCGCAGCATTTAGTTCGCTGATTTTCACAGGCAATGCTCCATTCATTCTTGAAGCAGGAGGCAGCAACCCTATACTGGTGCTAAATAGCGCAGGCGCTCAGGGGTGACCACACCAACAACGGTTAACGTACGTCTCAAACTGCGCAGTGATACCGCTGCTAACTGGACATCGGCTAATCCGACGCTGTTGTCTGGTGAACTGGGACGGGAGACGGATACAGGCAAGATCAAGATCGGCAATGGCAGCACTGCATGGACTGCGCTGGCTTACCAGCCATTTGGCGCGCCAATCACTAACGCTGACATCAGCGCAACTGCTGAAATTGCCGTTAGCAAGTTAGCTGATGGCACCGCGCGGCAACTGTTGCAGACCGATGCAGCAGGCACCGGGGTGGAGTGGGCCAGCAACGTAGACATACCTGGCACGCTGGACGTAACAGGGGCCGCCACATTCGATGCAGCGGTCACGATCGCTGGTGATCTGACGGTCAACGGCACGACCACCACGATCAACACACAGGATCTGCTGGTTGAAGACAAGAACATCATCATCGGCAATGTCGCCACGCCCACTGATCTGACGGCAGACGGTGGCGGCATCACCCTTAAGGGCGCAACCGATAAGACGATCAACTGGGTTGATGCCACAGATGCCTGGACTAGTAGCGAGCGCTTCAGCTATCCACTCGGTAGCGCAACGGCGCCATCGCTGACCTTCACCGGGGATCCAAATACCGGCATCTACAGCCCTGGTGCCAATCAGGTTTCCGTGGCCACCGGCGGAACTGAGCGCCTGCGGATTGATGCGGCTGGGCAGATCGAGGCAGTCTCGCTTGGTAGTGCTGCAGCACCGGCCTATAGCTGGACGGGCGATCCCAACACCGGCATCTACTCCCCCGGCGCAGACCAAGTAGCCATCTCGACTAATGGCACAGAACGCGCCCGCATCGACAGCTCCGGCAGGTTGTTAGTTGGCACGTCTACGAGCATTGATACCGGCAGCTTTAACAACGGAGCTGGCGGCAGGGCTTACACATATCTTCAGCTTGCAGGAAATGACTATAGGGAGGGATCCATCTCTCTATCTTCATATCAAAATGCAAGTAACATATCTCCTCAAGTCAGCCTGAATAAATCCAGATCGGGCACTACTGGTAGCTTTGGAGGTACTGCACTGGGTGCCAGCGACGATCTTGGGCAAGTTGTTTTCTCTGGGGATGACGGCTCTAAATTTGTCACGGCTGCCGTTATTTCTTGTGAAGTAGACGGCACCCCCGGCACTGACGACATGCCGGGCAGGATCGTCTTCAGTACAACCGCCGACGGAGCATCTTCTCCTACTGAACGTTTACGTATTGATTCTGCAGGTCAAATTGAAGCTGGTTCGTTAGGTACAGCCGCAGCACCTGTTTGGTCTTTCCTTGCTGATCCCAACACCGGCATCTACTCCCCCGGCGCAGACCAAGTAGCCATCTCGACTAATGGCACAGAACGCGCCCGTATCGACAGCTCCGGCAGGTTGTTGGTGGGCACGTCTAGTGCGTACACCACGTCAACAGGTGTTACGCCACAGAATCAATTAGCTGGTTTATCAAATGACGCATGTTCATCAATAATCTATAACTTTCAAAACGATGCAACAACATCAGGTCTAACTTTTGCCAAATCCAGGGGAGGTTCTCTTGGATCCCAAGGTCTAATAGCAGATGGCAATACAATAGGCAGCATCTTATTTGAGGCATCAGACGGGACGCAACTGCGTAGAGCTGCTCTAATCTCTGCTGCAGTAGACGGCCCCCCTGGCACCAATGACATGCCGGGCAGGTTAGTGTTCTCCACTACCGCCGACGGAGCGAGCAGCCCGACGGAACGTTTCCGTATCACCAACGATGGTGTAATTGCACATGACCAACCTGCCCCCGCTGCCGTCAATGCCACTGCAACGCTGACTATTGCCAACCTCAAAGCCGGCATCATCACTAGCACGTCAGCAGCAGCAACCGACATGACGCTGCCCACTGGCACAGACACTCAAGCTGGTTTTAGTGGCACCTACGACAACTTCACCTTTGAGTGGAGCGTCATCAACACAGGCCCAAGCTTGGTGCGTGTGCTGGCTGGCACTGCTCACACCATCGTCGGCTCTGGCTCTGTTGCTACTGGCACCTCGGGTCGCTTTGCTTCACGACGCACGGCTGCCAACACGTTTGTTACTTATCGCTTGAGCTAATCACCGCACCACATTTAAACTTCTCCCATCACCACCATTTCAATGGCTGATACCACTTTCACATGGGCGATCGCGAACATGGATCGCCAGCTCGCCGACGGTGCAGTGACCACGATCCACTACACCATCTCGGCGCATGACGGCACCTACAGCGCCGGCGCCTATGGCTCCATCGGCCTGCCGGAGCCTGACCCCGAGGCCATGATCCCCTTCGCTGATCTCATGCCTGACACCTGCGTGCAGTGGGTGAAGGACAGCTTCGGTCCTGAGAAGGTTGCCGAGATCGAGGCCGCACTCCAGCAGCAGCTGGATCAGCAGCGCCAGCCCGTCACCGGCCAAGGTCTGCCGTGGCAGTAAAAGCCAAGACCGGCACCGCTCGCGTCGAGCATCATGTCGGGCCACCTAAGACCACACGTCAAGGCTATGGCCAGCGGTCACGGCCACGCAGGCGCGGCAAGAAAGCCCTCCGCGGGCAGGGTCGGTAAGCTGAACAGGTACCACCATGGCGCCATGGTCGAAGTGATCGCCGCCATTGCTGGCGCTTCAATTTCAGTTGCAGCCATGGGTGCTGCTGGCTTCAGCCGCAAATCAGATGAAGCCCGTGAGGCGGTAATCAGACTCACCTCAGCTGTGGAGCACATCGCTACACAGCTAGAGGTGCTGCATCAAGACATCAAGGAAGATCGGCGCGAGACATTCACCCGCATATCGACGGTGGAGCAGCGCGTCTCTAAGTTGGAAGCACGTCCGCCATCCTGCTAGCCATGGATCATGCAAGCACCATTGCAGTGATCGCCATCCTTGTAGCAGCAGGCTCTGAGGTGATCGCCGTCTCGCCGCTTAAATCCAACAGCTGGCTGCAGCTGATCTTCCAAGCGCTGCGCATCGTGTTCCCAAAGCAGCGCCGCTGAACCATGGCGAACGATGCGCCGATCACACTCCAACAGCTGTTCAAGTACTACAAGGGCCAGCCGCACCAGGCTGCAGCAATCCAGCAGCTAGAGGCTGACCTGGCCGCCAATGCCTACGACGCCGTGATGCGGCGCGACCGGGACTGGTTCCAAACCTGGAGCCAAGACGGCAAGCAAACCGATCTAGCCGCTGCCATTGCACTGATCAAGGAGTTTGAGGGCTGCCATCTCAGCGCATACCCTGACCCGCTCAGCGGTGGTGAACCGTGGACGATCGGTTACGGCACCACGCGCTACAGCAGCGGTACACCCGTGCAGCGCGGCGACAAGATCAATGTGATCGAGGCTGACATGCTGCTGCGCCTCGAGATCGATCGCATCACAGACAAGCTGCGCACCACCGTGCCGCATTGGAATGTGATGGATGACGATCAGCGTTCTGCGCTGGTGAGTTTTGCCTACAACCTGGGTGCTGGCTTCTACGGTTCTGCTGGATTTGAGACGATCAGCAGGTGCCTGCGCGAGCGTGACTGGGCAGCAGTGCCCGCAGCACTTGAGCTCTACCGCAACCCTGGCACCAACGTGGAGGCTGGCCTCCTGCGGCGCCGCAGGGCAGAAGGCAAGCTATGGGGTCAGCATCAGGCCGCGGCAGAACCGGAGACTGCCAAGCTGCGGCCGAGCAGTTCGTTCAGCGCACGCATCACGCCGCACATCAGGCTCGGGGAGTTTGCGCTCGATCAGGAGGCACGGCGGTTCCAGCATCAGTATCAGCTGGACACAGCAGCGGAGTTGGCAGCATTCTTGGAGCGGGCCAGAACGGCATTCGGCGGGAACCCGATCATCATCACAAGCGGTTTCAGACCACCAGCCGTGAATCGCTCAGTTGGCGGGGCCAGTGGGAGCGAGCACCTTTACAACGCGCCAGGTGTCGGCGCTGTGGACTGGTACATCCAGGGAGTCGACATCTACAAGCTGCAGGAGTGGTGCATCAAGAACTGGCCATACAGCACCGGCAAGGGAGCGCCTAAAGGATTCATCCATACCGGCATCCGGCAAGGGCGGCCTAAGGTCGTCTGGGATTACAACTGACCCTGTGCTGCTACCTGATCACGAGATCCGCCGGCTGTGCAAGCAGCATTCAATGCTGCAGCCATACAACGAAGAGCAGCTCAACCCAGCCAGTTATGACGTGACGCTCGGCGGTCAGATCATGATGGAGGTGGCCAGCACACCAGATCTGCAGAAGGTGCAGCTGCATGGCCACAGCAAGGATGATCCGTTCTGGATTCAGCCTGGTGAGTTCTTTCTGGCCGAAACACAGGAGATCTTCAACCTGCCGAACCACGTCGGCGCTCAGTTTGTCCTGAAGTCGAGCCGCGCACGCGAGGGATGGGATCATGCAGAAGCCGGATGGGCGGATCCAGGGTGGTTCGGCAGCAGGCTCACCATGGAGCTGCGCAATCAGCGGCGCCTGCATCCGCTACCGATCTGGCCGGGCTTACGCATCGGGCAGATGAAGTTCCTGCTGGTGAGCGGCACCGTGGAGCGCAGCTATGCAGAGAGTGGCCGTTATAACGCAGATCTGGGCGTCACGGCATCCAAGGGGTAGCAAGCGGCGCCATGCGCAGCCGATAGATCTTGCCGGGTGCTTCGGCTGGATTATCGAGCGGGATCATGGTGAAGTCATCGCAACCATGGCGCTCGGCCCAGTGCTGCGCGCCGGTATGCGTGTCGAACGGCCCGACGTGCCACGGGCCGATGCGGAGGATGTATTGCATTGCGGGACCGTAGCGCGAATCATGCCGCTCAATCCCATAGCAATTCTGCAATCCAATGAGACTCAGTGGCGACCGCTACCGTGGCACCAGCGGCGGCCAGCGCATGCGGGCGTTCTATCTCGAGATCACCGCCAAGCTGATCATCCGATCCAACGCCGACCCTGACGACCTGCCAGCGGAGATCTACTCACGCATGGCCGAGTTCATCCCGTCCGATGACGACATCATCGACGTCGAAGTGAACGCTGTCCCCCTGCCGCCGGATCTCTGTGGATCGACACCGCATTGAAGAGACGCGACTGATCACCCGGCGATCAGCGCGTGATCAGATCCTTCTCGCATGGAGCTACCGCTGCGCCTACTGCGGCGCGGATCTGGATCGCAGTCCAACGCTCGATCACGTCATCCCCAAGGCTCACGGCGGGCTCACGGTGCCCAGCAACATGGTCGCCTGCTGCATGGGCTGCAACTGCTCCAAGGGGCACAAGCCTTGGGTGGACTGGTACCGCCAGCAGCCGTTCTGGTCAGCACTCGGCGAGTGGGCGATCGTGCAGTGGCTCACCAGCGGCGCTAATCTTGCGGCCTAGACCTTTCCTGAGGATCTAGGCGATCCCGTAGCGGCCGGCTGCGGGCACCAGGCTGACACCGCGTGAGGACCAGCCACCGGCCACCCCATTGCACAGCCCGATGCCGAGGCAGAGCGGGAACCTGATGAGGCTAAGGCAGGATCCTGCTGCACACCCACAGCGCGATCAGGCACGTCGCCCAGTACTCGAGCATCAGGATCAGCACGTCGCGGAGCATCAGCGGCCGAGCAGATGGTCCAGATACAGCTCTGCCTGCCACAGATCGCTGCTGTACCTGCAGGTGCCGCCGACACAGCTGCGGTAGTAGATCTCACCCTTCACGGGCATGATCGTCTCGATGCTGCCGCCATCGCGATCGGTGCGGCTGATCACCTCAGGGCCGAACATACAGATCACATCTGGCCGCATAACGGCCGCCGCTTTTCTTTGATTCTGGCAACTCGTACCCGCACCGCTGGTGCCGCATCTCCCAGTATTTGCAGTCCCAGCACATTGGCGGGCTACTGGCCGGCCGCAGGTTGGTGACTGCTGCGCGGTAGATCGATTGCGCCCGGAGTAGCGCTTCCTGCAGCTGCACCGTGCCGGTGTCGGCCTCGATCTGCAGTTCGGGCTTGGGACCCAGCACGATGCGCGCGTGCCAGTTCCGATCGGAGCGGCTGCACACCAGCAGCAGACGGCCGGCGTGCAGGCTGATCACTCCTTCTCCCCGTAGCTCGGCAGGTGGAAGAGACGCTCGAGCGTCATGCTGGCCGGCTCGGGCTCACCGCAGGTGACGTGTGCCGCCACCGGATCGGCTGGGTTGGCCGTTACGAACACGGTCGGCCAGTGCAACTCCTTCACCACCACCAGACTGGTGCGGGGACTGCGCACCAGCACCCACAGCGCAGCGCGCTCGAGCAGGTTGAGGCCGGGCAGGTGCATCATCCCTCCAGTTTGCCGAGCAGGCGACGGAGATACCACTGCGCCTTGGCCAGCGACACCGCCTCACCCTTGTGGCGCTCACGCCAGGTGTACTTGATGATGTTGCCCTTGCAATAGCCGCGGAACTCCTCGGGCGTCAGGGCAGCCTCGATCGCATCGATGCACTCGATGCCACCTTGCCGGTAGTGGTCCGGGTTGATCTGATCAGTCATGGAAAGCGGCCTCTGCAATAGATGGGAACTGCTCGGTGAAGATCTCACGCGCGGCCAGCGCGATCTCGCGGTGCTCCAGCTGCGTTGACGGATCAGTCCGCACATCGATGTAGTGGAGCCATGAACGCAGGGTGCCGTGCATGTAGAGCGTGGTGGGCGTGCAGAGCGGCAGGATGCGGCGCGCCGTCTCCTTGGCGATGCCCTGCTCCAGCAACTGCTGGTAGAGCGCATGGGATCGCGTGAGGTGATCGCTCAGCAGATTGCCCCAAGCCTGCTGCGCTGTCGGGTCCAGATCATCGAAACTGTTCTGCCGGTTCTCCGTGTCTTGCCTGCGCAAGCGTGGCGCCTGTGCCCTGCCGGTGACGGCGTAGCGAGTGGAAAACTCCTGGAAGCTGAACGATCGGTGCCGCAGGATCTGAGCTGCAATGTCGCGCTCGGTCTCGATCTTCAGGCACAGGCTGGCCATCTCAAACGGTGACCAGTGCCGGTGCCGGATCAGATACCGCAGCAGCCTTGGCGCCGTGGCTTGATTGTCCGCATTGGCCGGGTTGCTCACCCTCGCCATCTTCACGATCAACGCCTCGGCATCAGGCGTGCAGTGGATCAGCTCGACGCTCATCGCCACTTGTCTCCCAGCAGCTGCTGGTGGCAGATCTCGATCGCTGCCCGAGCGGCTGGCTCAGTCATCACCGATTGCGTGCCATCGATGCCGTGCATGACAAGCGCCAGAATCTCGGGATAGGACGTGTCGCGGAAGTTGGCGGCGATGTCGGCGCAGAACTGCTGCCACAGGCCGGTGTAGGTGCCGCAAGTGCGGCCGCTGCGTTCATAGAGCGCGTCCATCATGTCCGCGCGTTGCTGATCGAGCTGTTGTGCGTTCATGGTTCGAGGTGTTGGCGGATGCGCAGCAGCTCAGCGCAAAGCTGCTGGCGGTTGCGGATCCCAACGGTGCCGCACAGCTGGTCGATGCGGATGTCGATCAGCTGGCGGATGCGCTGGCGCTCCTCAGTCTGACCAGCGGTGAAGGCGCTGGTGTCGCTGAGCAGCTGCTCGATGCGGTGGCGGATGTCAGTCATTTAACAGACCTCCATCAACAAGGGCATCACACCACTCTTTGAATGGTGCTTCGATCTGAGCCATGGTCTTGTTGTCAATGGTCTCGGGCTTGCGGATCATGCTGATTGCGAGGCCAAGAGCGTCGCCGAGGCGATCTTCAAGAGTGTTCAATGGAACAAACTTGTAGTCAGTCATCTTCATCAGGCAGAATTTCAAGAAGGGATGTGATGCAGTGGCCAGTGGTGTTCTCAGCGCCGAGGCAATAGCGCTCAGCTTCGCGCAGTGCCATGCGCAGCCGCTCAACCACCGGCCACGGGTCGCGTAGCTCGGTGGAGAAGTCTTCGAATGGTGCGGGGTGAAAGTCGCTCAAAGCGCCACCTCCCGCTCGATCTGCTGCCGGGCATAGTTGCCGATCAGCTCGTGTTCGCACAGGTAGGCCAGCACCTCGCGGATCGCGGCGCGGGCTTCAGGTGACCAGTTGACGGCCTCCTCGTCCCAGCACGAACTGTCTTCAATTCCGCTGATCGCAATGGCCACTCGCTTCACCAACGAACTGCGCTCGAGCAGCCCGGCCGCCGCACGAATCTGCTCCGGCGTGGCGTTCTTGATCAGATCCATGCACGCATGAAACCGGCGATCGTTTTCTTCCTCGTCAATCGGCTCAGGCTGCTGCTGCGCGGCCTCCAGTGCCTCGACCCTGGCGCGGAGTTCAAGGAGGCAGGCGGCTTCATCGCTGACAACCCATTGAATGGATTGACTAGCTATCTCGACGGCACTTTCAATGTTTTGCCATCGCTCTGATGTTGCTTTGTAATCAGTCATGGGTGAGAAATCAGAACGGTGGCGATGCCATCCAGCGGCACACCAAGGCGATGAGCAGCACCGGCGCTCAAGTCCAAGCTGGAGCAGTCACACCGATCGGTGACGCGCACGGTGAGCACCCGGCCGCGGTGGCTGACACGCACCGGTGTGCCGCAGGGCAACCATGGATGTGCGGCGCTGATGCCCCAGTGCTCGTAGGTGCCGCCGCACGCGGTCTGGCGGCCGTGGTACCAGCCGTCGTATACCGTGGCAGTCACCGAGCGCGCGTGGGCTGGCATGGCAGCCAGCAGCAGCGCTGCAGTCAGCAGGTGGCGCATCATCAGGCCACCTCCACTGTGGCGCCCGGCCAGCGGTTCTGTGCGTAGCGGACTGCGTGGCTCTTGCTCTCAGCACGTGTGATCCACGTCATCGGACGTGCGCCTTGCGGATAGACGATCAGCCGAAACTGACGCGTGCGTGCCTTGGCTGCTGGCCGGCTGATGCCTTCGCCATAGCAGCCGCCATCATGTTCATCATTGCGCCATTGGAAGAGGGCGCCTTTTACATCAGCCATAGGTGATCGACTCGGTGACGGTATCGGTGTTGATCCATTCGAGATCAGGCCATTGATGGCCGTATTCCTCAAACACTTTTGCCTTGGCGTCCGTGATGCTGACTGCCATCACGCAGTCGATCACGTTCGCGCTAGGAATTTGGAAGTAGTAGCGGCGGTCAGTCATCGAGATGCTCCTCCACAAGCGGCAGTGTGGGGCCAAGGCTTTCGAGCCAACACAACATGCACCAATGACCTTCGTGACCTTCAATGTCGCTGCTGATGTAGTGCTTGTGCGTACCGTGCTTGGGGCAGACGACCTGCTTTTGAGACATCTTGAGATTCATAAAGTCAGTCATTGAGTTGCTCCAGTGCGCGGCGGATGGTGTCGGCAGCTCCTTCCTTGAGGTAGCCCCTGTCGAAACTGATGTGCAGCTCGTCAAGCGCCTGCTCCTTCAAGCTCGGCGGCTTGGGCCGGCGGGCGGCGCGGAGTAACTCAATCAGCAGCTCGGGATGCTCTAGTCCGTGCCAGACAGAGATCCAGTCGATGCACGCCTCCAGCTCCTGGTCTGCGCCCCATTGGGCGGCTTGACGGGCTAGGTCGTACCTAGTGGCGTGAACTTGCATCCACTGCTCTACCAGCTCTGGCGGTGGGGTGATGGGATGCTCAGTCATGCCGCACCACCTGCTGCGTGCCGGAGTGGGTGGGGCTGTGATGTGCGCCGGATTCAATGCCGATCATGGCGAACACGCTCGCGGCGATCAGGCAGCAGATGGCGTTGTTGATGTGGTTGATCATGATGCGAGCGCCACACGGACGCGGTAACGGGTGATGTTGAGGCGGTCGGCGATCTGACGCTGGCTCAAACCGGTGCGGTGCAGGACGCGGACGCGGCGATCGTCGCTGGCAGTGAGCCAGTCGATCACGGCGACCACAAGCAGCAGCGGTAGGAACAGCTTCCAGATCACCAAGAAAGTGGCGGTGAGCATGGCTGGAGTGGATAGGTGTGCCCCTGCAATCGCAGCTCGCTGGGGCGGTAGTGGCTGGCTGTTCTCTTGTCCACAGCGGAGAATCCCGGGCGCGCTATCGGGCTTGTGGCCTAAATTCTTGTGCCCCCGAAGGGGCGGTGCCCTTAGAACCACTCCTCAAGCACGGCCTGGGCGTTGCCCAGATCGTGCTCGATTGAGTCAGCCAGCGCGATGGCCTCTTGGGTCACCGCGAGCAGCTGCTCGGTGGAGCGGCTCCACGCCTCAAAGGCCGCGTCCACCTCAGCGATTAACGCTGCGGTTTCGGCCTCGCGGGCGAGGGCGTTGCGGGTGATGTCGTCCATGGAATCTCCGGTTGGTGGTGAGCCCCCGGCGGGACTCATGGGTGCCGGGTGAAGGCCACCACCGGAGCGGGACGACGCCCGCAAGTATTCGGTTTTCAAGGATCAATGGTGTGCCGGGCCAACCGGCGATGCAGCCTTACTTAGGGCGTGTTGGGCTCGTGGTGACGCGTCGTGTACCCGGTTCCGCGGGGGAGATTGTTTAGCGAG